GCGGCAGTGGGACCAAACAATGATCCTATTGACGTGTCTTCATAACGGGCATCGTCCACGTCATGATTGTAATCATCATCAGTAGGCCCATCAGTGTCGGTCATAAGGAGCAAGTCCAAAAATGGATGCTTAAAATCCGAGTTAAAATCAACTCAAGACAAAGCAATTTCCCACTCCTTTTACATATCTAACAACCATAAATAAACATCGGCCAATTGCTCCCAAGTTTCGGCAGTTGGTTCGCCAGATTCACCGTAGATTTTCCACGGTTCAAACTTGGGAGTATGTTCGACATGGCCCTCAGTCAACTCAATTATCCTGTTGAGATAAGCGTGCAACGGGGGGCTGGCACGAGACTGAGGCAGCAAGCTTAATGCCGTCCCGCGGATTAAGGACTCCTTGGTAACATTTTTAGGCTTGTCAAAGCACCAAGCGATCTTATTAATAACGCGACCAGCTTTGGGTACTAAATTCCAACCAGTGGAAGTAGGAGTAAACCGCATAGAGCAAAACTCAGCCAGATGTGGCTTGACAGGATAATGCGGGGTAGCCTTAAATCCGAGTTTTGCCATACCCGTCGCCCAGTCGATTTTGAAACCTTTGGGGTGGGTACCTAAATTATCATCGCCAGCCACTAGCATACACAACTCTTTCATGGCTTCCTTGGCAGTTTTACTACGCTCACGACAATAAATGAAAAGGTGCATACAACCATTTTGCCAAGAGTTGTTGCACGAGGTACCAGGGTCGCCCGAACATCGGCAACCTTTACGACGATACTTGATGCCCAGGGACGTAACACCGTGAACATCACAGTTGCCTTCCAGCAACTGAACTGTGGCCAAAGGAGCATGATAACGCTTGGCGACTGCAACTTCCAATTTTAGTAGCTCAGTAACAAAGCTAGCATCAAAGGCGCTAACGTCATCATCAAACAGGGCCTTCTCGGCAGCATCCAATTTTGCTGCGAGGTCTTGAGACTTGATGCCACTAGCGAACGTAATCGCAGCATTCTTGTTCCAAACCTTTTTGAGATGCCCTTGGAAAGCAGCAAACCATGGTCCTACCAAACAAATAAACTCGGCAGTGGCGCCCTGAATAAGACGAGGCGCTTTTTCCACAACGCCAAAAGGCGTACGGTGGTTGGTGAATTCCTCCTTAACAAAAGATTTTCGAGTGGTCCACTTATGCACGTGCGCGGACACATCGGAATCAGGGCCTATACCATCTGCCTGCAAACGGTCCCAAGCGGCCTGGAGCTGCAGTTTAACCGCAGTGGAAGCATTGGAACCCTTCAAATAATCAGCAAAGGGTAGAGGCTCAATTTTGCAAGCCTTGCCGAAAA